ACGGTCAAGTCGTACCGCGGTGTTTATTGCGCGCGCCCCAGTGGAAAGTAGGCCAGGTATCGGGCTGAGGAATTGCACGACGTCGCGCGTATCAAGGCGTAGGCCTTGGAAGTAAATTTGCGAGGACGGCCCCCACCATTGGTACGGCCCGGATTGGTCAAGCGTCGAAACATTGTTGGCGGGTATCCACGTGAACGCAACCGGAAAGCCTTGGCTATTGCGTTGCGTAATTACGAGAAAGGCCCGGCCGAAGAACATCAAGTCGTCGGTCAAATTTGCAAGGAAGAAGTTCCGGGTGACGTTCGGGTCGGGTTGCATGAACCACGTGTCGGGCGGCAGTTCGATGCGTTCGTAGTCTTCGCCGTTCCACTGCCTTGCGTATTGTTTTATCTCTAAACACGACACCATGCCAACGATGAGGTCGCGCGCGCGTGAAATTGTTGGAATTCGTAGCGCGTTTATTCGGTCGGCGCTGGTGGTGTAATTGACAAAATTTTGAACTAGCGGATTGCCGCCGGCTGCTGCGGCGATGGCTGTTTCGGGTCGGAGTATTTGTTCTACTACGGGCCGCGCGAATAGTTTCATGGGTTTCATCTTAGGCAACCCACCGCGGGCCGCTGGTGGCAATCACGGGGCGGCGTACGTTGCTTTGCGGTTTTGAGGCCAGGGCGGCCGCCCAGATTAGGCACCGGCACAACTCCACGGGCCCAGGCGACTTGGCGGTACTGATTGCGATACTGCCAGGCGTTCGAACCGCAACGGCTCGCCCTACGTGTTCTTCGAGCATAGTTTCGCCAGTGTGTAGAACGCGGCGTTCGGCAATCATCTGCTTCACAACCGCAGTCCACCGCGTAATTTCTTGATAGCCCACAATCATGCGGCGGTGCACTAAGTCGGTAGGGCAGTGCGCGTCAAGTGTCGGCGTGATTGCTAACAGTACGCCCGGGTTTGCGTTCAGTTGCTTGCGTACCGCAACCCAAAACGATTGAACGGTGTCGGCTAGTAGTGCGACAGTTGCCGTGGGCATATTGTCGGCGTTCACGTTGCACCGCACCCCGACGTAGCGCCCGTCGTCAATAGACACCTCACACGCGAGCACCCCACCAGGTAGCGGTGGCCTATTGGTGCGGCACGCCTCAAACATTCCAGGCGTAAGGAAACCCGCGTCTGTTTGGCACCAAATATTTACCGAAGAACGTAAGAACCCGGCACGGTTCGGGGCGGCCGCTTCGCGTTCTATTGTGCGAAGTGTGAGCGTGCCTTTCGGGTTCGCGTCATGCACCAACGCCGGGTTGGCATAGCGCCACGCTTCGGCGGTCATCGGGTCCAAGTCCGGCGGCGGCGAATATTCCAGTAGCAACGTGCCGTTGTGTTGCCCGGTATCTATCGCGCGAATAGCGGCCTCGCGGTGCGTCAGCATCGCTTTACTTTCTTCGGTGCCGGCCGTCGAATAGAACAAGGCCAGCGGGTTATTCACCGCCCGTTGCGTAGGCATGAACCCTATGTCCAGGGTGTCGGTGTCCACGCCCCACAATTCGTCCACGATTAGTAGGTCAACACCGGCAAGGCCGTGCGGTGCTTGCGGTTTTGCTGCCTTTACAATCCAGCGGCTATTAGCGTGCCGCACTTCGTTACGGCCAAAAGTCCACGACGGTTTAGCACCGAACTTATCCTCAAGAATTGGCGCAAGTTCTTGAAACAGTGCAACCGCTAAGTCAAGGCGGTGCGCCGCGCTCACAATCTTTACCGGGCGGCCCAATATTTTCGGCCACTCAATAAGTGCCCACCCGATAGTTGCGGCAATCAGCGTGGACTTGCCATTCTGTCGAGCGGTAGAAACTAACGCCGTGCGGTTGCACCAGTCGCCCGCCTTATCGTAAGACAACTGACGCTCGAGCGTGTACCGCTGCCAAGGCATAAAAGTAACGCCAAGGTTGTCCAGTGCCCATTCTTCAACTTGCGGCCCATACGTGCCGGCAACATTCGGCACGGCTGTTTCAAGCCTTGGCCGGTTCCAATCTCTTTCGGCGGCTTTCGGCTTCTTCTTCCGAGAGACACCGTTGCATGGGCGTCGGGGGCAGGGGGGGGTGCTATCCAAAAGGGCGTTCGGTTTTTTCTTTCGTGTTCGCGTTGCTGTTGGCACGTTCGGTCGCTTTGCTTGGCGTGCGCGGGCTTTCGCTGTGCCGTATGCCTGGCCGCGCTTGGCGTTGCATCTGCCGCAACTTGCAACCATATTGTCTAGGTCATCGGTGCCGCCCCGGTCGGCTTCGATGAGGTGGTCGGCTTGCGTTGCTTTTGCCTTTTTGCACCAGTGGCAGTTTGGTTGGTCGCGTAGTAGTTGTGCGCGGTTTTTTCGGTAGGTCGGGTTGGCTGTTCGCTTGCTCATAGGTCTAGGGCCTGCCGCGCTTCGCTTGGCCTAGCGCGCGCGTTGCGCTTGCTTTCAGGTTGCACGTGTTGAGTGTTGCGTAGTGTTCGGGTCGGCTGTTGTGTTTCATCTTGCTGCTTTCGTTTGTCGGTGATACTACTCAGGCACAAGTTGCCCAGGGCCCACGCCGACCGTTGGATAAGCACGGTTCACACTCGCCGCACGCCGTGTTCATGCGCGCGGGCTTGCCCTGGCTATCTGACGGCCGAACTGACGAGGATTAGTCGCCGAGGGTTTTCACCTGCACGCCTTCTTCCGCGAGGCGTCGCGCCCTTTCGGGTCCTATTCAGTTGTGTTAGATGAACCGCAGCGTTTCTTGGCAACGTCGCGCAATCGTTTCTAGGTGTTGCCTATCTGCTTCTATGCCTATGCAATAGCGGCCTGTTGCTTTTACTGCCACCATGGTGGTGCCCGAACCTGCGAACGGTTCGAGAACCTTAGCGGTAGGGGCGATGATATTTAAACACCATTCCATTACTGCCACGGGTTTCTGCGATAGGTGCACTTTGTCGGGTTCGATAGGTGCGCTGAACACTGCCGGTGTGTACCGTTCCACGGGTTCTTTTGGGCCGTTCGTTGCGTGCAGGATTAGTTCGTGGCCGGCTGTGAACCTTCCACGGTTAGGGCGTCCGAAGCCTTTGTTCCATACGCCTACGCCTTGCCACTGCCACCCGGCTGACTGTACGGCGTCCGACAAAGTTGGCAACTGTCGCCAATCTATGAACGCGAGTAGGTCGCCGCCTGGCACCGTGATATTGCGCGCCAGGCTCAGCCACAAGTGTGACCATGCGAAATATGCGCGTTGGTCGCGGTGGTCGCCGTCGAATGTGGTGTAGTCACGTGCGACACCGCTGGAGGAGTACTTGTCCACTACGTCGCGCATTTTGTCTGAACGCATAGCACCACCCGACGAATAAGGCGGGTCGGTCACGACGGCGTCCACTTGCAACCCGGCGCGTGCTTGTTGCACCATGACGTCTAGGGCGTCGCCGTGAATTAGTTGCACGCTTTCGTCTTCGTAATAGACGGGGGCTTCGCCGTGCACAATATTTGGCATCTTAGGCCTTCACAATCTGGTCGGGTAATGCGGTCAATTTGTCTATCACTTCGCTGGCCTCGCTTTTGGTTAGGTCGCGGGCGCTAGTAATATCGCGGCCAATTACGTCGGCACAGAACTGCCTAACATCTTCGGCAACGGTTAGGCCCTTACGCCTAGCGGTTGCCCCCAACATCTTCATTTGCGGCTGCGTTATTGCGCTGCTTGCGCTTGCTGTTTTCTTTTTTTCTTGCTCGCGTGCCACGATTGTTTCAATCTGCTGCTCGTGCGTTGGCTCATCATCGAACGGTTCACGGCCGCCACCTACTACCGGCACCGGGCCGCGCGTTTTGCTTGGCGGGCCTGCACGGTTGAACACTTCGTTAGTGCTAGCAAGTTTTGCGAACGCGCCGGGCAACATAATGGCTACTAGTCGGCCAAGTGCTGACGTGGCGGCGTTCATCTGTTCACTGTCGCGGGTGTACGGCGTATCACCTGGAAAGGGCTCCCAACAGAATGCGACCGCAGGGTGTTGGTCATCGGGTGAACGCCACGCCGTCACTTTGACTTCGATGAATGTGCGGCCGCCTACTTCGCGCACTATTGGCCCGCTTTCAATTATGCGAACGTCTGGAAATTTCTCCGCCAACATTTTCAGGCGGTGTGGTACGTCCACGTAGTCATTCAGTTGCCAAGCCATAGGTTGCTGCCTCTCGTTTGTTTGGTGTGTCGAAGTGTAGCCATGGGGTGCAGCGCGGCTTGCGGCGTGAAGTAGCCGGGGGCCCGCATATCGGTGCGCCAGTGTTCGGGGGTGTTGGCGTCGGCTGAGTCAATCCACCCGGCAAGCACGACGTCGAACTTGTAGAAACTAATACGGTGCACTAATGCAAGGACGAACGGCGCGGCCTTGTCGTCGGGGTAGGTAATTAGGTGGCCGTTGAAGTGTTCGGTGCTGCGTACTTCGAGGCCTGCAACATCGTGGCGGGTTTTGTCGTAATTCACTGCGAATTCGTACGGCACTTTCAGGTGTTTGGCGAGTGCTAGTTCTCCTATCCAACCGACCAGTTGGCGGCGCTGTTCTTCTTCGCTGTTAGGTTGCCAAGCGTGTCGGTGTTTAGCGCCTAACAAGGCGGCGTTGTCTCTGACTTGCTGTGCGTGTTCGCGTAGGCGTGTAACTTCGTGCGGCATCACCGGCACCAGCACGCCTTTGCGAAGTTGCTGGTCTTCGTAGGTGCGGTACGTCAAGCGCGAACACCTGCCCAGTGTTCCAAGGTTGCGACGGTGCCTTTTAGTTCTTCCACGACTGCAATTTGCCAGGTGATAACCGAAAGGGCCCGGGCGGCAGTGAGCGCGGTGTGGTGGTCGGGGCTGTTATCGGCCAGGTCTGCCAAGTCGGCCACTATTGTCTCGATGTCTTGCCAGCGGCTCATGGTCGGTACGTGG